GGACCAATACCTGAAGCACCAGCTGTTTGATCGCCGCCTGCACCGCCTGCACCTGGAGAACCAGCTGCACCGCCAGCGGAACCAGAATAGAATGCACGTAGAACGTGACCGTTTCCTGGAGAACCTGCACCACCTTGCTCAACGTTACCGAAGGCTTCATCACCAGCGCCAATGTTAAATCCACCGAAAGGTGAGTTAGCAGCGTTGTGTGTTAGACCTTCACCATACTTGTAGCGTAGTGAATAGATTAGACCAACTGGACCTTGCATTGGCTGAACACCAACTAGCTCGGTTGCAATTGTACCTGGGATAATACGACGGATCATTGGGATCAAAATCTTGCGGAACCCAGCGATGTCGTGTGCTGCTGTTGCGCCTGCGGCAGCTGCTTCATTCAAGCAGTACTTTTTCTGGTTCTCAAGAACCGGCGAAACAATCTCTTTCATTTTTGGGGATAGGCCTTCAAGCAATGCTGCTTTAGTCTCGCCCCAGTTTGTTCCAAACATATCATCCATTAGTGTTACTCCTGTAAGTGTTAGTTAGATGTGTTAAGTTTTAGCTATATTCTTTGCTAATGCCTGCCCAGCGTTGTAGTTGAGCTTTGCGTTCTGGTGATAGCTTGCTTCCTGTGTCTACTGACTCAGTTAGCTGCTTCTCATTTTCTGCAATCTGCTCTTTGTTATCGCCTGAGATAACCTTAGCCTTCTTTAGCGTATCTTTTTCTGCATCTGAAGCACTTTCAGCTAGTACTGGAATTTCCTTCTCTGATTTGTTTTCTTCAGTTTCTTTGATCACGCGGCCAATAAATGTCTTGTAACCTTCTTCAAGATTTACTGTGTCTACGTTTTTCAAAATTGCTTCCATAACCTCTTTCTGGCGACCAGAAAGTGGGCTTAGAATTTCTTCGAGCTTGTTGTCGCGTTCCATTGTTGCGACCTTGCGCTCTGCCTCTTCCAAAGCTTCAGCAGTATCTGTTAGACGCTTCTCTGTCTCACGAAGTGTTCCTTCAAGTGACTCATCGTCTGCAAAGTTCTTGCTGTACTCTTGGCGTACGGCTTCAAATATTTTTCTACCAAACTCGTCTTTTTTGACTTGTGCGATATCTTCTACAAGCTCTTCTAGTTCAGCACGTAGACGAATTTCAAGGAAAGAATCCAATTTTTCGACTAACTCTGCTAGATCGCCCTTTAGTTCTTCTGCCATCGTTGCCTTAGCTTCAACTAGCTTTTCAGCTGATTCAGCTTCGAGGTCACGAAAACGCTCGATGTCGGACTTTAGCTCGTCAAGTTCTGAGTCAAGAAAATCACCAACCTTAGCATCAACTGCCTCGATAAGTGCATCCCGCTCGTTTACCCACTGTTCTGTTAGCTCAGCGCGGACGTCGGCAGCTGCCTCGGCCTTTGCAGCTTCAACAGCTTCGGTTACCTTTTGCTCGATAGCTTCTTTCAATTCTTTCTGCGTCTCAGCAGTTAGAACTTCAGATTCGAGTAGTTTTTGAAGCAGTTCATCCATTAGTCAATCTCCTAAATTTAGATTAATTAGTTGCAATAACATATATCGTTATTCTTGCGGTAAGTATTTATTAGTTTGCGGAAATAGGGGCTACCATAAACCAACAGGTTACGTTAGATCCCTGATTCTACGCGGGGTATATGATGGGTCTTGTCTGTAGAAAAATTCTGACTTTTTCTACTTTTTATTTATTACTTCTTTGCAAACAAACCTTCGTTCAAAAATTTAGTAAATTCCTTGACGAAATATTTCTGTGCTTTAGGATCTTGACGAACCTGTTCTGCAAGGGTTAGAACTGACTGACCGTGCACTGAACTCATTAGAGATTCGTATACTGCATCTGGTACTGCACCCGGTGCTGATGGTTGTGCTACAATATCAACCGTTACAAACTGAAATCCTTGAACACCACCTGATTCAGCTACCGTACCAGCACCACGACTTGAAACACCTAGGCGAACGCCGCTCTTAACAAGTTCCTTAGCGATATTGCCCATTGGTGTGGAAAGTAGTTTTGCTTTACCGACAGCATTTGTACCATTCATGTTAATCTCTGTGATCACATGCGAGATGCGGTCAAGATTAATTGTCAAAGATTGTGGGTGATCTAACTCACCAAAAATACCATTTGATTCACGGATGCGATCATTAGCATTCTTAACAGCTGTGCTAATTTCGTGAAGTGGATAGTTGCGACCATTCCTGTTTTGAATATCGGCTTGCATGAACACACCAGATAACCAGCAATCCTTGCCGTCGTGTGATACAGACTCGACAATGTTCGCTTCCGATGCGCTTAATTCTTCAACTAGAATCTGGGTTTTCATTTGGTAAGTTCCTTAGTCTTTCTTTTTAGTGCTAGGTTTGTCATCAACGACAACTTCAGGTTGTAGAACTTCACGCATCTTGTCTTCAAGATAGCTATGAAACTGTACTTGTGCCTGTTCGTTGTTCTTGTCAATCAACGCATCTAGCATATCATTCAATTTCTTTTTGTCAGCCATGATAAGCTTCCTCCGTATTTAGGGTTCATATAGGTATTTACAACGAAAAATAGTTACCTTTCCTTGTATTATCGAGTTTTGAACATTTTTTTCATTTACGCACCAGGTTGCTGTGGACCAGCTTCAGGCGGCATTGATTGTCCACCTTCCGCACCTGCTAACATTGCACCTTCTTCACCACCTGCTCCACCTAACTCACCATCCAATTCACCACCTAAGTCCATTCCGCCACCGCCGCCACCGAAGCCGCCAAAGCCACCTGCGCCGCCACCGAAGCCGCCCATTCCGCTCTCGCCTTGATCACCATACAATACCGGCAAATCTTGATCAGCATTATCTTCATCTGCTGGTAGGCCTTTCTCTTCACGCAACATCATCTCGTTGCGGATAATTTCTTCCTTCGATAGCTGCAAATAACGCTCAAGGATAAATCGTTTCGACATATACTGAACACCATCTGCTGTTGAGAACGTACCCAACAAACTCGTATCAAGTTCTTGTTTCTTGTACTTGTTAAAGTTCTGGGGAATTGGAAGTTTGATTTTGTAATCAAAATCACTAATAATAATATTAGCAAACTTCAAGTACTTCTTAAATTCTTTGTCAATAACTGATTCAATGTATTTTTGAAGACGAGCAACGAATAGCGCAAAGCGTAATTCTTGAATATACGCAACACCAACCTTACCGTCGTTCCAAGGTTGACTTCCTGTCTTATCCTGATACATGTATGAATATGGAATACGTAGACCGCGAATAACCTTATCCATGAAATACTCAAGATCTGATAGCTCGCCCAAACCTGCACCACCAGGTAACGTCTCAACACGTGAACCACGACCATCCTGACGCTGTGCGAAGAAGAAATCCTCACTCATTGATTGTGGATTGTACACGGAATCAATCGTGTCGGTACCACCATTAATTGTTGGTACCTTCTTTTGTTTAATTTCATTTTTGATCTGTTCGAGGTACTGCTTAGAACGCTGCGGTGGCATTTTGCCAACATCAATATAAAATACACGACGTTCTGGAGCTCGTTGGATACGATAGATAACAACCGAATCTTCCAATAATTCTTTTTGTTTGAACGAACGATATACGGGACTTAGAACAGACTCACCAAAAGGAGCAGTGTCCGACATATCGTCATTTAGAGTGAAACGAACAATTTCTCGAGCTGGAACAATTTCTGTATAGTCCTGAGCGCTGCTTGTTGTTAGTGGCACACCATAAGATGCTTTTGCTTCTGTTGTATCTGTTCGAATTTGCCAACCAAGGATTTTGTAAATGTTCTCTTGATCTACAATTGCTCCAACAACATGCTTCGGATGAATAAAATCCCATCCCGCTGTTTCTTTTTTCTTTCTGAAAAAACAATCACCATATTTAATTGTTAGTCGAGCAATCTTAAATAGCCGTGCATCCCATCCGTGTAGATCAATCCAGTGACGGAGAGCTGCTTTAACGGTCAGCACTTCTGTATCCGAAACCTCGGAATCGTCTTCTGCAACGACCTCCATTATAAGACAGTCTTGTGTCGCTTCATCATTACCGGTAATTTCTTCAGCAATGGTATCAAGTGCTCGTGCAACGTCGACGTCATTATCCATGAGATCATATTCACGATACCGTGTTAAACGAGATCCAGACCCTTGAATAAGTCGTTGATACCACGAGTAATTACCATAGATGCCGGCATCCGTCATCGATTGGCTGTCCGTTACACGGGTTGCCTCCGGTGATGGTTGGACTATCTTGTAAAAATCAGTAAATTTTGCGGCAGTCATAGAATCTTCCAGTATTGTATGGCTTATTTATACGGTCGGAAAGGCGGGTGCATGTTAATAGTTAGATAAACCGGTACTTTGACCCATTGCTCCAATTCGTGTCATTCGAGCATTGAATTCTGTTACATCAATAGTTTTTGCTGTAAACTCGGCTATAGTTTTCATTGTTTCGCTTTGTCGTTCAGTTGCGAGGAGTTGTGCTTCTTGAAGAGCCTTCGCTTCGTCGCGTTGAATCTTAGATTTTTCTTGGTAAGCATTGGAGTCTGCGGCAGCTAACGTCTGCATTCTTTCATCCGCCGCCGCTTCGTCAATAAGACCCCACTTTGAACCAACAGCATCCACTGTTCTACCTATTAAATCACTCAACCCAATACCAAACGAGGTATCGTCAATCGCCTTATATCCCGCATATCCAAGCCCCGCACCCACCGCGCCCGCACCAAGAACTAATGCTGTACCTGTTGCCGCTGCGGCCACTCCAGCCCCTGCTGCTGACATTGACGCTGCAACACCTGCACCACCTGCACCCAAAATTCCTTTACCAATAATGTATGCCCCAATAAGTTGAGCGCCACCAACCATTAATTTACCCAAAGCACCTGCAACCAGGAAGTTTTTGATTAAATCAACTGATAGTAACATATCCTCAAGGGCGCTACTTTGCCGTGTTGCTTCAGAGTACATTTTATCGAGTTGTTCTTTT